TGGTTCTCGGGGCGAGGTTCAAAGAGCGGAAATAGATCGGGCCGTCAATGAACAAATTGCAAGACAAACCGCTGGTTTATTGAGCCAAGGGTTCGGTCAGGCACTTGGTGCCGCGCAACAAGCTTTTGAAGCTGGCAAAGGACGACAACTCCAACGCGCAGGGATAGCGGGGCAACTGGCACAAACACAAGCTGGTCTCGGATTACAAGGCACGGCCGTCGGACAGCAGGCGGCCCAGACAGGTGCTCAACTAGGATTACAAGCGGCGCAACTAGGTCAGCGTGGTGCTCTCTCTGGTGGACAGCTTGGTCTGCAAGGTCAGCAGGCCTTGGCTCAAATGGCTGGTCAGAGAGCAGACATCGCAAGAACAGGCGGTCAGTTGGGACTCCAGTTTGGTCAATTGGGGCAAGCAGATGTTAGTCAGTTGGCTGCATTGGCTGGTCAACAAGCGCAGACTGCCCAAGGCATCGGGTCGTTAGCGGCACAAGGCGGTCAGCTTGGCGGCAGACTCGCTTCGATGGGTCAAATACAAGCCGCTCTGGGGCAACAGGCTCAACAGCAAAGAGCCGCTGACGCACAGCAGTTATTAGGATTTGGCGGTATGCAGCAACAACAGGCGCAAAATGTATTGAATGCACAGTTTGCCGCTGAACAGGCTGCCTACGCACAGCCTTTACAACAACTTGGTTTCTTGGGTGATCTGACCAAGGCACTGCCTTCATCACAAAGCTCAATCTTGCAACAAAATGCACCCAATCCCGGTCTCGGGCAACAGGTCGCTGGTTTGGCACTGGGTGCCGCTGCACTCGGGAGGGCGTTTTAATGCAAGGCAGTATGCCCCGCGAGATCAAAGACATCATACGCAACGTCCAGCAAATGGATCTGCCGGAGAACGGTATTGCTGACATCCGCATAAAAATACAGGGCGGTGACGTGATGGACCGTCCCATGTTCAAAAAAGGCGGTGGCGCAAACAAGTTCCCAGATCTCAGTGGTGACGGGAAAGTTACACAAAAAGACATATTGATAGGCCGTGGCGTCATTGAGAAACAAGAGGGCGGAGCAGTTAACCCAGAGCAGGCGATAGCTCAAGTCGAGATGGCTGCCGAAGCAGAGGGCGAACAGCTTGGCCTTGACTATCTGGCCCAGCAGATGGGCGGCATTGATATGGCAGAAGACGCAGAGGGCCTGATCAATGCACTACGGGGCAATGAGATGCCTATATCAGCACGGCGCACGGAACTTGCAGAGTATGTCGGTGAAGAAGATGCAATGCGGACTCCAGAGTCTGTATTGGCAATGGTACAGCCCACCATAATGATGACAGAAGAAGGGGCTATGAACTCAGGCATTGGTGAATTGATGCAACAACTCACCTCAGATGTCGAAATGGCTACGGAAGGCGGTGCGCCAACAGACATGGGTCAGGGTGTCGGCGCATTGATGATGGCAGGAGCACCGGAACAGCCCGTGCAGCAGTTTGCGGCGGGTGGTGCTGTGCAGTATTTTCAAGACGGCACACAAAAAGACCCGTTGACAGGTGAGGACTTGTTTCTTGCCGGGGCCATCAGGAGAGCAGGCGCACTGCAAAACATGCAAAACATAGGTACAAGTCCGAGCAACTTACAAACGTATTTTGATGAATACCTACCTCTTTACGAAAACCTGATACGAGACAGCGAATCTGAAGAAGATAGGAGGAAAGACAGAGCACTTGCTCTGGCGAAGGCGGGTTTTAGGTTTGCGTCGGGCGTAGGCCCGAAAGGACAAAACATTGCAGGCCAGCCTTTGCTTTCACAGGCTGCAGCCGCCGCTATCCCGGCCATAGATGAACTAGGTGATATCGAGTCACGTCGTCGAAAAGAAGATACCGCACTTCGTACCCTTGCCGCACAATCAGCGATGAAGGCCCAAGAATCCGCAACGGAACGTCTCCAAAAACAAGCGGAGCTAGAGTTTACTGCTGGTTTATCTTTGCAGAAGACCGGTCTCGAGCAGATGCTCAAAGGCGATGAGTTTTCTATTTCCAAAGTAAAAGTAGGAGAGAACGAAGAAAGAGCTATTGTATTGAACAAAAAAACAGGCGAAACGTCACCGCTTGAAGATTTCAGTGCAGGAGCAAGTGCCGTTGGTTTAAATAGCCTCCCGGCAAACTTGTCAGAAGGGAAACAAATTTCTTTGTTGTTTGAAAATTTGAAACCATTGAGCGACGGAACTCTGAACCCAACGGTCGTAAAACAACTCGACGGTATCATTGACACGTTGTATCCGGCAGAAATAGTCACTGCTGGTGTCAAAAAGATTCCAACGGTTCCTGTCAGTGTTTTGCAGATGCTAGCTGACAGGATCAATCGAGGCGAAATGCCCGACGTGCAGGAACGAATTATTCGACAAGCTCAGTTGTACACCGCAGATCCTCAAGCTGTTCTGGAGTCGCAAACAGAAACCGCTATCCAAAACATGCGACGGAACACTGAAGAACAGGCGAAATTGGGTGAAGTGCCCGGTCAAGAACCACTTATTGCAGAAGGCATTAGACCAGAAGCATCTTATGGCTTAGGAAAAGCAGTTGTAGCTCCTTTAGTAATGGCACTTACCGCACTTGAAGATGAATTACTGGGTGCAGGCACGCTCGGTGAGGCGAGAAGTCAACGCTTCAGAAGGTTTTTCGAAAACGAAGGTGGTATTGAAGCTCTCGTGAATGACACAAGCCAACAGCTATTACAAAGTATTGGTGGCACCCGGTTGGCTGGAGAACTCGCGTTGATTACCGAGCAAACAGACAAGCTAAAACCCGGTGTTTTTAAATTTGAAGAAACCGCGAGAGCGGCTGCTAAGAAAGTTCTTGTTCGTTTACGAAATTTAGACACTCGAGCGAATCAAATCTTACGAGAGAATCTACGAACTCCAGGTATATATGCTCCAGAGGATGTTCAAGGTGCACAACGAGCGAAGATGGCTCTGCCGGGATTGATTAGAGCGTACACAGTTTTGTTTGAAAGCTTTCCTGCTTCACAATTGTCTCAAGAGGAGGACCCACGAACACTTCCTTCAAATAGAACAAACGTGATCGCCGCGCCGATTTCGAATATTGGTCAGACAATACAATCAGGCGGAACATCAGACTAGAAATGGCTGAAACGCTACCACCACCAGATCCTACAATTACATATGGCGATTTTGCGTCTGCTGTACGTCAATTTGGTTTGTCGCCCACTGTCAAAGCATATGTGACAGAAATTTCTGGCAACGAAAAAATTTACGATGATCTAGCGTCACAAGGATTGAGCGATTTTGTGATCGCAAACGATTTTTTCAAACTAGACGGTATTGACCCTACTTCTTTCATCGAAGGCGAACGTAGAGAGGGTCTGAGTCTCGAAGATTCTGCTAGACTCTTATCACAAGACATGAATATTGATTTCAGTGCTTTACGAGAGGAACAGGGTGTTTCAGTGCCTGATTTTCTTGAGTTTTTTACCAAGGGCCGTCGGTTAGAAGGACTTGATCTCGCGTTGGAGACCGCCGGTCGAGGACTTGTTTCCGGCAGCTCAATGGCGGCGGGTGCTGGCACAGGTGCACTCATTGGAATGGGAATTCCTGTGCCCGGCGCGACAATGATTGGTACGATATTAGGCACAATCGGTGGAGCTTTTGCTGGGGAAGAGATCAAAGAAGAGGTCTTCCCACAAGAGCCGATTATCGTCCCTGGCTCTCGAGAAAAAATGGTTTTTGGAGAAACGTTGATTGAGGCCCTCATGGGGACTTCGTTACTTAAAGCCGGACGAGAAGCATCTGGTTTTGTGTTTGACAAGGTGGGTGACGAGTTCAAAAACCGTGGTTTTTTTGCCGATAGGCTGAGAGAGTCTGCACTCGCCAGAAACTACAACGTCGTGAAAACTGAAGCATTCAGACCGAGTGGCGCGACCCCCGCTCTAGGGGTGGTTCCAATGGAGCGATATATCGAAAGAATCGCAAAAGAGGACCCTGTGTTATTCGCCTATCTAAGGGCGTACCAAAAAAACCCAAAAGCGACTATTGCAGCAGAGGCAGCAGGCGGTTTGGGTGCCGCTACCGGTGCGTTTTTTGCCGAACAAGAATTTCCGGGTGACCCAGTTATGAGAGGTGTCATGGAGCTTGGTTTTGCTACGCCTTTATCGTACGCAAGCTTGTTTCCGTATTTTCTAGTCGCAAAAGACCGGTTGAAAGGATCTATTGATCGCGCTCGAGGGACTCTGACACAAGAAGAACAAGAGAAACGAGTAGGTCGAGTTTTAGTCGGGTTTTTTGAAGAAATGGGCGAAGATCCCCAAGATTTCATCACAGCACTTAATAACGGCACTTTTTTAAGATCTATCGAAGATACTTTGGCAGCGCATGACGCACGTTTTGCTGATTTGACAGAAGATCAGATAGCTGACCTACCCATGACCACTAGGATGCTGGCATCTTTAGATAGTAATGATTTGCGTGAAAACGTTTCTTTGGATCTGCTCGAAGCGACGATTAGGAAAAAAGTACCGTTTGAAGACCAAAAGTTTGTTCAAAACTACAACCTACAAACACGTCGTATACGAGATTTAATTGCTGCTTTGAGCACCAGCGAAAATCCAGATGCTTTGCAAGTGGCAGGCGACATGCGTTTGAAATTGTTCAAAGACACTATCCAAGCACGTCTTGACCAGGCAACGAATGATCAACGACGAGTGGTTGATAACTTTGGCACCGGAGCATCTAGTGCCGCCGCTCGTCGAGAGGCTGGCCGAAAATTAGATGCAGTTATGGAAGGAGCTTTTAACGACATCCGAGAGCAACAAAAAAGATTGTATGACCAAATACCCAAAGATTTATCGATAGGTGACTTCAACTTAATTAACACAATACGTGAAATCAGCGCAGAACTACCGCCGGAGGCCAGAGCAGATGTTTTACCAAAAATCGTTCGGGGCACAGAAAAAAGATTCAACGACAGGATTAACAAGGCCCGGCTAGAAAATGAGATCTCCCAGCTTGAGACCGATCTGGCGGAGTTGAAAAGCTATCAAGGTTTTGTACGCGAAGGTCCTTTGCAAGGGACCAATATACAAACACCTCCAGAGGTAAAGGACAGGCTTGCAGCCTCATATGACGTTCGATTCGATCAAGTAGAAAAAGAAATAAAAGACAGGCTCGGGGTGGCGCAAGAGGCAAACGAGAAACTTGGCGATGTCGATGATACCCCGCTTACCCGACAACAAATGTCAAAATATCGGTCTTTGATGTTGGGTGAAGCAAGAAAAGCCGGTGCCGACGGACAAATGGAGATCGCTCTCCTTTACAGCCGAATTGCAGATGCAATCGAAGAGGATTTTGCGGACGTGGGTACAATTACTCAACTAAATGATATTTCTTTGACAGAACAAGGAAAATTGAATGCTCAAATCGGAGCGGCAAATGCCTTTACGAGAGCTTTCAAAGATGCGTTTTCTCGTTCATTCCCAAACAAACTTCAAAAAGAACGACGCACCGGGGAGGCGATAATCAACCCAGAGCTTCTGTACAAAGAAATCATAAGAGGCGGCACTGTCGAGCAAGATATCAAAATGGAGCAGATATCAGACGCGGTAACCTTCCTACAAAGAAGTTTGGTGGGAGATACTATTGGAGGCCCTAGTTTTAGAATGCTCAGGCCAGGTCAAGCCGAGGCAATAGAAACAAAAACCGCCGAACGTCTGAAAACGATGGGTGAAGCATACGAAGACATTTTCCGGGCGTTAGCAAGATCGAAGATTGTAAATGTTCGGCAAGGCGAAGAAGCAGAGATCAACCTGCCAGCTCTACGAGCTTTTATTGATGAAAACGAACAGGTGTTGGACCGCATACCAAATCTTAAACGTGATTTGCTAGACGCTAAAACGGCCCGAGTCGCGTTGAATCGCGTTTTAGAAGATGAAAAACAAGGGGAGTTACCAGAGTTTTTTATATCTCGTTTATTCCAACAAGTGACCGGCGACCGTCCTGATCAAGCAATTGAGAAACTTATCGGTTCTGATGCAACTCGTCCTCGGGAACAATTTTTTGATACGTTGGGTAAACTGCGAACGCAAGGAGTTTTTAGTGTGCCAGAAGAGACTGTCGAAGAGCGGCTTAAAACTGCCGTTTTGTCTTGGGCGCGTGGCAGATCACTCGGAAAACGACCGGGTGAACCTTTCGGTGAAGTAACGGACCCAGCACTGTTAGACGATACAGCGGCCGCTTTTGAAGGTGTCGCGGAAACGCCGAATTTTTTGGCGATGTACAATTCTTTGTTTTCGACCGATAGCGGCGGTCAAAGCGTTATGAGTATTTTGTCTCGACCGGGACCAGACGGGCAACCCGCTTTGTTTTCTTCAGTAGAGCGTTTGAATTTACAAAAAATATTGAAGAGAGGCATAGAGCTACAAAGAACCGTCTTGAATCCACGATTCAAAGACGTGGTTGAAGAAGTTGCTCCTGATGTCAACTTACTGACGGGTTTACTTATCAAACTATCTGGATCACAAATCGGTAGCTCTCTTGCTCGTTTTATACCGGGTAGGGGACAAGGTCTCATCGAAGCCGGGGCTGGTGTGCGCTTCCTCGAGAAGATGTTGGCACCTATACCTTCAAACGCGGTGGATGAGATTTTGTTACGAGCAGCCAAAGAACCAGAGTTCATGCGCTACATACTGAACACGGGGGTAATTGAGAAGGCTGCGGAGGGCACTGCAAAAAAACCGCCCGGTCAAACTATCCGGCAACAAGTCGGTGAGATCAAACGTTTCCGGTCTTATTTGTTACCCATTCTTGGTAACGTCGCAGACGAGATCTTGAGTGAATCAGAGGAGGAGATATTACAAGGAAGATTTGAGGGTTTTGAGGAGCAAAGGTCAGAAAGATATGAGCCTTTTGCCCCACCACAGCCTGTCGCGCCACCAATCGCGCCACCTGTATCAGCGGCTATGCCTGCCCCGGCCCCGACCGCACCAAATCCTCAACTCAGACAGCGGTTTGCAGCACTGTATCCAGATGATCCGATATCTCCGCTAATTGAGGCCCAAGGCATCGGAACACTACCTCAAGGCAGGGTTTAGACCAACCAAGACCTAGCTTCTTCCCCCAGCACCTGTTGTGCTATATCAATCTTACCTTTCAACGCTTTGATTATCTTTTCATCGACTGTCCTGGGGCTAACTAGATCCACATACAGAACGTGGTGATCCTGACCAATTCTGTGGGCGCGGTCCTCTGACTGCAACCTGATCTCCAAATCGTAAGAGTTGTTGTAATACAGTACGTTAGTTGCCGCAGTTAAAGTTAACCCGTAGCCCCCGGTCTTTGGATTTGCCACAAAGAAACGAACTGGGCTTTCTTTGTCTTGGAACTGTTCAACGATTCGGTCGCGCTCCTCTTGCGGCGTGGCACCATAGAATGTCACCACCGAATCTTCACCGAACTTCTCTGCTAATATCTGTTGTATCTGCTCAATGTCGTACACATAACTGGCCCAGATGATGACTTTGCCAATCATCTCACTTATGACCTCTAACATTTCAGTCATACGGTGGCTGGCAAGCGGTTGTATCTCTCCGTCATCAGTTCTCAGATGACCACAGGTGATCTCTTGCAGTCGCATAATCTGAGTCAACACGCTTTGCGTAGTCGATAGCTCCCCCTGATCCAGCATGGCTAACGCAAACTCCTGCATTTGTTTGTACGCCTTAGTTTGCTCCTCAGTCAGAGCCACTTGTCGCTGCATGTAGATCTTGTCCGGCAGGTCCAGACAATCTTCTTTCAAGACACGGTGGCTGTGCTTTTCGAGCTTGCAGTTCAACTCCTCGAGGTTCCTGTACCCAGTTATCTGTTGAAAGCTCCGTGCTCCAAACTTACGTTGTTGTACCACTGCATACCGACCTTGGAATGCGTAGTAACTGTCATAGTTCAGCATACCTTTATTCAAGAATGCACACTGGGAGAACAGGTCCATCGGGTTTTTTGTGACCGGGCTACCTGTCAAGATTCTTTTGTATCTAGCCTGCTTGCCGAGCGCAATTATGTTTTTGGTTCGCTGTGCCTGTCTATTTTTGATGGTGGTGCTTTCATCCACGACGACAAAACTGTCGGCATTCAGTTTCAAAAAGTCTTGTGCCACCTGGTTACCACGTTTAGTCGATAAAGCCTCTACATTCATAATCAGGATCCGCAGAGAATCTTTCGAACCCCGCGCAACTTGGATCAGACGTTTCTGAAACTTCTGTGTGGTCTTCGGCTCCCACAGTAAAGAGTCCACTTTTACATCTTCTGACATGTGCTGTGGTATTTCTTTTGAGTGCCAGTTTGCATATACCCCTTTCGGAGCAATAATCAGGGCTGCCTCTATCTCGCCTTGTTGGAAAAGCATTCCCATCGTATCTATCGTGACTTTTGTTTTGCCCGTGCCCATCTCCATGAACAGGGCGTAGAAGCTGCGCTGCCAAGACTTTTCTAGCGCAACCTTCTGGTGTTCGTATGGTTCTGTTTTAAATTTATACATTTTGCTTTCTATATGTTGACATCTGCGATGTTAAGGGATTACTCTCACATTGGGAAGTGTTGAAAGACACTTAAACAATAAACAACGAACGAGGACTGACGAATGAGTGACCTTTTTGACGAGATGGCCGAAGATGCCGAAAAATCTCTGAATCTCCCCGATGACGGACAACTGGGCAGCGTATCGAAGATCGCTGAACAGATCATTGCCGAGCAGCAAAGAGTAGAAAATCTCGAGGCAGAGCACAAGGCTGCAAAAGCCAAACTTCTGAAACTGACCGATGAGGAACTCCCAGCAGCAATGCAGGAGTTGAACATGAGTGCCTTTGCGTTAGCAGATGGCAGTCAGGTGACGCTGAAACCAACGTATGGTGCCAGAATCCCCAAGGACAAAGAAGAAGATGCGTTTGAGTGGCTGAGACAACGGAACGAAGCTGATCTTATCAAAAACACTGTGACAGTGCGCTTCAACAAAGAACAGGACAACGAGGCAAAAGCCTTGGTGGACGATCTGCGTAAGAAGCACATGGAACCAGAACAGGCTTCAACGATTCACCCCGGAACCCTGAGAGCTTGGGTGAAGGGCAGGGTCGAGGATGGTTTGGAACTGGACATGGAATTGTTTGGTGTGTGGGTCGGACAACGAGCAGAAATCAAGAGGAACAAAGATGGCTGATAAAGAAGTAAAAGAAACGAAAGAAGAAAAAAGCGTAGCTGTGATGGACGCGGCGATGTTTGAAGCGGATGCTGGTGCTGGCATGAGCATGGAACAGGACGATTTGGCACTGCCATTTCTGAAGGTCCTCAGTGCTCTTGATCCCCTCATACAAGAGGGTGAGATCGATGCAAAGCCCGGTGACCTTTACAACACCGTCACAAACACCGTCTATCCAGGTAAAGCAGGGGTGCAAGTGATACCGGCTCACTACGAGCGACGGTTTCTACAATGGGCACCTCGAGGCAGTGGCTCTGGTGCTCCTATGAACATTTACGGACCGGACGATGAACGCCCGGAAACTAAGCGGGACGAGAACGACAACAAAGACTACGTTGTCGATGGGGAAGGATCTTACATTGACGAGACCCATCAGCACTATGTCGTAGTCCTCGAAGAGGACGGATCGGCAAACACGGCTTTGATTTCTATGAAGTCAACGCAGTTGAAGAAGTCACGCAAATGGAATTCGATGATCGCCAGCAGGACGATGACAAACGCCAAGGGCATAAGCTTTCAGCCCCCACGTTTCAGTCACGTTTACAAGCTGTCTACCAGTTCTGAGAAGAACGACAAGGGTAGCTGGCACGGCTGGAACATTGAACTAGTCGGTGAGGTCAAAGACGCGAACGTCTACCGGTCTGCAAAAGCGTTTCACGAATCCATCGCAAGTGGGAACGTGACCGTCAAGCATGAGCAGGAGACTTCAACAGGAAGGACCGACGAGCCTTTCTAGCCGCTATGGGGAACCCGGTCTCCACAGGCCCAGCAAATTCGTCTTTGATCGCTGGGCCATCCGGGCCTTTATATTATGATAGAACAATTTTCAAAAATATTTGACGGATTACAAGCTGCCTACGGCACATATAAGATCAATGGCCGAGACACAAAGGGCAAAGCCACTGGCAAAGCAACCGTCGTAAAAGAATCTCGGACCACGGAGACCTGGGAAGCACATTTATCCGGGCAGCAGTCCATCGGTATCATCCCCATCAACGAAGACAACGAATGCAAATGGGGTTGTATTGATATCGACGAGTACAACTTCGATCATCAGAAGCTACTCAAACAATTACAAAACGCAAAATTACCTTTGGTGGTGTGCCGCAGTAAGTCTGGTGGTGCCCACGTGTTTTTATTTACAGCAGAGTTCATACCAGCCAAAGACATGCAAGAGACGTTGAAACGTCTAGCAGTGTCTCTGGGCTATGGTTCTTGTGAAATATTCCCAAAACAAATAGTGCTACATCTGGAGCGGGGTGATGTCGGGAACTTTCTCAACACGCCTTACTTTGATCACGAGAATGGCTTGCGGTATGCCTTCAAGGCAGATGGTACTGCCGCCACAATAGAAGAGTTTTTTGAGTTGCACGAGCAGAACGTGCAGACCCACGAGCAAGTGCTGGCATTGACAGTAGAAGAGGACCCGGATCTTCCGTTGAAGGACGGACCACCCTGTCTTCAGATGCTATGTCGAGATGGCATACCAGAAGGTGCGAGAAACAATGGACTGTTCAACCTCGGGGTGTACCTACGCAAAGCCAACCCTGACGGTTGGGAGTCAGAGATCCTCGAACACAACATGAAGTTCATCCATCCACCGCTGCCTTTGGGTGAGGTCAACACAGTAGCCAAGCAGTTAGAAAGAAAAGATTACGCCTACAAATGCTCTGACGCACCAATCAACTCCGTGTGCAACCGAGAACTTTGTATGACCCGAAAGTTTGGTATCGACGGTGTAGTGACCGGGGTACAGATAGCTAATCTTAGAAAGTATAACAGTACACCGCCGGTCTGGTTCCTCGATGTGATGGGTCAGCCGCTAGAGATGCAGACAGATGATTTGTTGAACCAAGCTGCTTTCCAAAAAGCCTGTGTAGACCAACTGAACTTCCTGCCCAGAACAATCAAAAAAGATATGTGGGAGACCCGCATCAACGGGTTGCTCAGTGAGATGTCAGATACAGAAGGCAGCATCATTGAAGTGTCTGAGGATGTCAGTGTCAATGGTCAGTTTAACGACCATCTGGAAGACTTCTGCACAGGCCACCAAGCGGCAGAAGAAAGAGAGCAGATACTATTGAAGAGACCTTGGACCGACGCAGAGAGAGGCGAGACCTATTTTAGATTGAAAGATCTTGAGTCACACTTGATTAAAGCAAACTTCAAGCATTTTAAGACACACCAAATTGCACAGCGGTTACGGGATCTCAACGGGCATAGTTCGTTGTTGAAAATACAAGGCAAGCAAATCAGACTGTGGCGCATACCTTCGTTTGACATGGACAAATCTGAATTGAAAACACCCCAGTTCACAAAAGAAGAAGAGATACCTTTTTGATGTTTCGTTTGTTTGGACCACCGGGAACTGGCAAAACCACCACACTACTGAATCTGGTTGACAAGGCTCTCGCAGAGGGCACACCACCACACAAGATTGCATTCTTTGCGTTTACCCGCAAGGCAGCATCTGAGGCAAAAGAAAGAGCTTCTGTACGTTTTGGATTAGATCCAAAAGCAGATCTGCCATATTTTCGTACCATACACTCGTTGGCTTTCTTTTTGACCGGTCTGAAGAGTGACCAACTGATGACAGCGGCACACTACCGGGAAGTCGAAAACAAAATAGGCATCAGCTTAGTGTCGGGAGAAACCAGACTGCACGAGGTTGAAGAGGACCTCACTAACAGCCTACGCAAGGAGTCGCCCATTCTGAGGTTGATCACGTTGTCGCGCTTGAAAAAGACATTGCTGCGGCATGAATATAATTTCAGCGATATCGAGTACAACTGGCTGGAAGTGGATTACGTGGCACGGTCCTTGGACCAATACAAGAAAGAACACAACCTGTTTGATTACACCGACATGTTGGAGTTGTTCGCCAAATCAGCACACGAGACGTGTCCAAAGTTTGAGCTTGCGATGATTGACGAGGCACAAGATCTCAGTCCGTTGCAGTGGGAGATTGCCCACGCAATAGAAAAGAAGTCACGGCAGATGTACTGCGCGGGAGACGACGACCAGGCTATTTACAAATGGAGTGGGGCAGACGTTGATCATTTCATCAATCTGCCGGGTAGCAGCGAGGTGCTCGAGCAAAGCTACCGGGTGCCAAGTAAAATACATGAGCTTGCCAACCGAGTATGTGCCCGGATCGTAAGGAGATTTCCAAAAAACTACCTACCAAAAAAAGAAGAGGGTTCGGTTAAGAGGATCACCGGGTTTGAAGAATTAGATTTGAGAGAAGGCACTTGGCTGTTTTTATCGCAGGCTAAGTTTCATTTGCAGGGGGCACATAACTTTTTGAAATCACAGGGTTATTTTTACGAATATTCTGGCGGTAAGCCTAGTGTGCGTTTGAAAGTAAGGCAGGCACTCGAAGCGTGGAGATTGTTGCAAGCTGGTAAACCGGTTGTATTTGATTTGGTAAAAGTTTTATACAGCTACATGACGGGCAACGGTGTCAGAATAGCCAGAGGACATAAGAAGATTATTGGGGAAGAAGACGACACTTTTACTTTTGAGGAACTGAGAGACCATCATGGTCTGTTGGCGAATCGAGATATGGAGTGGCACGAGGCTTTGGATAAGATACCGGGCGTGGACGTGGCTTATGTCAACGCACTGGTGCGGCGAGGCGAAGATCTCACCAAAGAACCTCGAATCAAGTTGTCAACAATCCACGGGGCAAAAGGTGGCGAAGCAGAGAACGTGGTCCTGTACACGGACCTGACCGTTGCAGCAGAAGAATCAATGGAGCGCGATGCGGATAGTATCCACCGGGTGTTCTATGTTGCTGTGACTCGCTCGATGCGTAACCTTTTTATCGTGGAACCCGAAAATTTTAACAGGAGTTACGCGTTGTGACTGAGGATAACGTAAACCAACCTAAGCACTACCTGATCGGCGGGATCGAGGCCATCGACGCAATGGTCATGGTGTTTGGGGCCAAGTCAGTCAAACTTTACTGTCTATGCAATGCTTTCAAGTATCTGTGGCGATGTATGCACAAAGGGAAAGAGACAGAAGACATCAAGAAGGCTATTTGGTATTTACGTTTTGCTATCGGTGACGACCCGCGAAAAGACCATGCAAAAAGAAACTAGATTACAGTTTCCGTTGTTCACCCCGAAGTCGGAGTGGACACCACCATTCGAGTTACGAGATCTGACGGGCTGCAAAGAGATAGCCGTGGACCTCGAGACACGTGACCCGAACCTCAAACAGAACGGACCCGGTTGGCCCAGAAAGGACGGTGATGTCGTAGGCATCGCTGTTGCAACGGATGGTTGGGAAGCTTACTACCCAATCGCTCATACCGGCGGCGGCAACCTGGACAAGGGCATAGTTATGCGCTGGCTGCAAAAACAGATGCAGACTGATTGTCCTAAGATCATGCACAACGCACCATACGACCTCGGCTGGCTGAAAGCATCCGGTATTGAAGTCAACGGTGACATCGTAGACACGATGGTGATGGCTGCCCTACTTGACGAGAATCGTTTTAGCTACAGCTTGAACGCTCTGTCATACGATTACCTCGGCGAGGCCAAGTCAGAAAAGCTTTTGACTGAAGCTGCGGTAGAGTTTGGTGTCGATCCGAAGGGAGAGCTATGGAAGCTGCCATCCCAGTTTGTTGGTCCGTATGCCGAGCAGGATGCCCGGTTGGCCTATGATCTTTACAAGTTTTTCAAGCTTGAAATCAACAAAGAAGGACTCGAGACAATCTTCGATCTCGAAACACGGCTCACGCCCTGTCTCATCGATATGACGTTCCGGGGGGTAAGAATCGACCTTGAAAAGTGTGAAAGGACGAAGCAAGAGCTCTTAAAGGAAGAAAAACAAAAGCTCAAGCAAATCAACGACTTAGCGGGTATGGACGTTGAGATCTGGGCAGCAGCATCTTTGGCAAAAGCATTCGATAAGTTAGGCATCAAATACGCCCGGACGCAGACCGGACAGCCGTCATTTACCAAGGTCTTTTTGTCTGAGCACCCGCACGAGTTCGCGAAGCTGGTTGTCGAAGCACGTAACCTTAACAAGGTACAAGGCACGTTTATTACCTCAATTATGAAGTATGTATCCAAAGAGGGACGTATACATGGGCACATCAACCAGTTGAGATCTGACGAGGGCGGGACGGTAAGCGGACGGTTATCCATGAACAACCCCAACCTACAGCAGATCCCGGCCAGAGATCCAAAGCTAGGACCCCTGATTCGTAGTTTGTTTTTGCCAGAAGAAGATGAGCAGTGGGCTGCAATCGACTTCTCGCAACAGGAACCACGGATCTTGTGTCATTACGCAGATATCTTTGGTGAATGGAAGAACAACCCGCTCAAAGGAGCGAAAGAGTTTGTCGCGGCATATAACGACGATCCAAACACCGACTTCCATACAA